GGAACTGCATTCAAACCTAATCAAGGATCGATTTTAGGCATTCTTGCTACTCTTGGTAAAAAACAACGCCAACAACTTAACCCTACTTTTGGTCCAGATGCTTCCTCAGATTCTATGACCGATTACACAGCTCGACTGAAAGCCCAAAAAGCCGCTCAAGATAAATTGATTGCTGCTCAGAATGCGGCGGCCAAAGCAGCTAAGAATGCGGCAGTTCTGTCGAAAGGCGCAGCGATCTTCAACATGAATTCCATTCAGATCCAAGCAGCTCTCAAAGGCAAGATCACCGAAGAAGATAAGATCCGGTTGAATTTGCTTCAAGCAATTGAAGATAAAGACGTTGCTGCTATTGATACTTATACAAAGCAATTAGAAAAGATTCAAGGAATCAACACGGTTTTGAATGCTTTAGCAACAGAGTTTAAACCAACAGATCCTTTTTCAGCATGGCTTACTTCTTTGGGTTTATCCAATGCTGCTCTTCAAAAGATGATCGAACTTCAGTCACAGGTTAAAATGCCTGGTGGTGGCAGTAGTGGTAGCGCTGGTACACAAACACCAGAAGGCCAAGGAACTACCGCCAAGGATCTAATCCCTACAACTTATCCAACCATTCCAGATACAACGGTTCCTGAAGACTTGTCAAAATACATGGCTAAACCAGCCCCTGCTGGCGACTACGCAGCACAGTTAGGTCAATACCTTGCTGGAGTTGGTAGCCAACCAGTTGTCGTTCAAATCGACGGACAGACAATAGCCACCGCATTAGCCCAGCAAAATGCTTCTGGCGTGTCGTCAGTCTTCCGCGGATCGGCTCTAACGGTTCTCTAATGGCCATTCCTTGCGTACCCATAGTCTCACTCAACTTTAGTGATGGTCCAGTCTTTGGCAACCCATTTACTATTGGAGATTCTACGACGCCTTTGGGAGTAGGTGTACTAGCTGACAAGGCCTCTTTAACCGTTGACTTATCTTCCAGCACAACATCAATCAAGATCACACGTAAACGCGACGTTCTTCAAGATACTTATTTGGCTGGAACCGCAATTGTTCGCGTACTTGACCCTAATTCTTATTTCAACCCCCAGAATATTAATTCTCCATATTATGGGTTTATTCAACCTTTACGTAAACTCCGCATTTCGACAGTCTATAATGGAGTGACTTATTACCTATTTTCGGGTTATACCACTGATTACAAGTATACCTACCCTCAGAATCAGGTCACAGGTTACGTTGACATTTACTGCGTAGACGCTTTTCGAATCTTTAATATGTCAGCGATTACCACGGTTACAGGCAATACAACTGGTGATACAACTGGCACTCGCATAGGTCAGGTACTCAACACACTCAATTGGCCAACTGGCATGAGGTCAATTTCAGCCGGATCAACAACTTGTCAAAGCGATCCAGGCAATTCAAGAGCAGCTCTTTATGCTTTGAAACAATATGAAGAAACCGAATTCGGGGCTTTCTACGTAGACACTCAGGGACAAGCCGTATTTAAAAGCCGCGCTCAAGTCATTGCGGCCGCTGGCGGTACTCCAACGGTGTTCGCTCAGGATGGTTCCGGAATTGCTTTTGCTAATGTTAAATTTGCTTTTGATGATAAACAAATTATCAACCAAGCCAATATGCAAAACGTCGGTGGAACAATGCAGACTTCAACCAGCGCTTCATCGATCCTTAGTTACTTTCAACACGCTTTTACAAGAAATGATCTACTTGCTCAAACCGATGCCGATGCTCTAAATATTGCCCAGGCATACGTTGCAAGCCGTAAAGATACTTCCATTCGTATAGATGAATTAATGCTTGATCTTACCACCGCTAACTACACAGCTGGAGTTACTGCGGCTCTTGCCCTTCAATACTTTGATCAAGTCAAAATAACAGCAAATTCTCCTGGTGGTTCTACCATTGTCAAGACCCTCCAGGTTCAAGGCATTACCCATGAAATCACCCCGAATTCTTGGTTTACGACACTTCAAACACTTGAGCCAATTATTGATGGTTTCATTATAGGATCCAGTCTTTACGGTATCCTTGGAACCTCAACTATGGCCTATTAAGGAGCACAAATGGCAACAGGCTTTCCAGCAGCAACAGGAGACGTCCTCTCAGCATCGATGTTCAATGGCCTCGTTGCTTATACTCTCAATACTCAAACAGGCACGACTTACACCACCGTGTTAAGCGATTCATATCAGGTGCTCGTCACCATGAGCAACGCCTCAGCAAACGCCTTTAAGATCCCAACCAATGCTTCGGTGGCGCATCCAGTAGGAACCGTGATCACCGTGCTCAATATTGGTGCTGGAACTTGCACAATTAGCGCAGTGACCAGCGGTACTACTACCGTGCTCAGTGCAGGTGCCACAGCTGCTCAGCCGACTCTTGGCCAGTACAAATCTGCCGCGTGTATTAAAACCGCAACAGATACTTGGTACATCATGGGATCGATTGCATAATGATCGGTAATATTGTCGCGGGAATCCTTGCACCCTACAAAGCAAATACTGTATCGGTGGATTATTTAGTTGTAGCTGGTGGTGGTGGTGGTGGTTTTCAACGCGGCGGTGGCGGCGGTGCAGGTGGATTTCGCACATCAAATTTAACTTGCTCATTGTCCACAAATTATTCGATAACCATTGGCGGCGGCGGTGCAGGTGGATCAAGCACTGTTGGCACCAAAGGTACTGATTCATCATTTTCAACAATCACCTCAACCGGTGGTGGTTATGGTGCCGGTGCAGGTAATAACGTGTCAACCGGTACCAATGGCGGCACAGGCGGTTCAGGCGGCGGCGGTTCAACAGATACAAGCACCGGCACAAACGCTGGTTCGGGCGGAGCCGGAAATACACCAAGTACCTCTCCTTCTCAAGGTAATAATGGTGCTACATCAACCACTGGTGGAGATTATGCCGGCGGCGGCGGCGGCGGTGCTTCAGCTACTGCAACAGGTAAAAATGGTGCAAACGGCACTGCCAGTTCAATCTCTGGTTCATCGATCACTTATGCCGGCGGTGGTGGTGCTGGAAGCTATCAAAGTACCGCAGGCACAGGCGGCTCAGGCGGCGGCGGAAAAGGCGGCGATAGCGGCACAAATACAGGCACTGCCGGCACTGTTAATACCGGCGGCGGCGGTGGTGGCGGTTATGCCAATACCGGCGGCGGTTTCGCAGGCGGCTCAGGCGGCTCAGGTGTAGTAATTCTAAGTTATCCAAGCAGCAACACAATAACTATCGGCGGTGGACTTACTGGATCAACTGCAACAGTGGGTGCAAATAAAGTGACAACAATTACCGCAGGTACTGGAAATGTGAGTTGGGTATAATGGCACATTACGCATTCTTAGACGACAACAACTGCGTCACTGAAGTTATTACTGGCGTTGATGAATCTGAATTGATTGATGACATAACCCCTGAAGAATGGTACAGAAACTTCAGAGGCCAGAAATGTGTTCGTACTTCCTACAATGGCAAGATCCGCAAAAACTATGCTGGCATTGGTTTTACTTACGACCAATCTCGCGATGCTTTCATTGCGCCAAAACTTCAATGCCATCCACTAGGCGTTACATTAGATGAGGCCACTTGCCAATGGACTTGCACTGACGCATCTCACGAAATAATTAAAGAGTAATGGTCGGGGCGGTCAATCAGATCGTCCTCATTGCGAAGAAAGAATTGGGCTACCGTGAAGGCGACAATAACGACAACAAATACGGCGTTTGGTTTAATTTAAATAATCAACCCTGGTGTGCCATTTTTGTTTGCTGGGTACTTGACAAATGTCAATTAAGCAATCGATTGATCAAATCTGCTGGTTGCATAGAAATAGAAAAATGGGCTAAAACTAAGGGCATAATTGTTAATCCAAGTTTGACTAAAAAAGGCGACTTGGTTCTATTTGACTTTCACAAAGTTGGCAAACCTGAACATATAGGCATCGCGATAGAAGATTTCAACCCTAAAACAAAAACTGTTGTAACCATCGAAGGCAACACAGGAGATTCATCAAGAACCAATGGCGATGGTGTCTATCAAAGAGTTCGTCAATTAGCCGATATCCGTAGCGTTATCCACCCAAAATACTAGGAGACAAATGAAACTAACAAGCAAGCAAATAGCAATGGCCTTGACAGGTTTTCTTGTCACTTGGCAAGCAACTAATTTTGATCTTAACTATCGGGTAATGCTATCTAGCGCTGTTTCTCTTCTGCTCGCAGGTGGTAATCCAACTCCTAAGAAATGACGCCGCAAGAGTGGGCAGTATTTGCTGCCGCAATTGCAGCTATACTTGCGACCATTCTGACCGGACTTCGCTGGCTGGTGAAGGGTTGGCTTTGGACTTTAACGCCTAACTCTGGATCTTCACTAGCTGATCGCCTTGCAAGAATCGAGACACGCCAAGAAGAAATGATGCGTTTATTAGAGAATAGGTAGGACAATAAAGCCATGCCAACACCACGTAAAAAGCCAGTGAAAAAAGTCACAGCAGTTAAAGCAACTGAGGTTGATTTTCCTACTCCTTTAGAAGAGTGGGCATGGGCTGTTGAAGAGCTAATCCAATCATTGCGAAATGCAGGATTATCTAATCAAGATGCGTTGTGGTTCGCGGAAGCAAAGTCACCGCTTCCAGATTGGCTATTCCCAGGCCTTGAGCCTGTTGGTGATGACTTCGACGACATCGAGGATTAGATTAAGCGATACCTGGTAATCAGCGATCTGCAAATCCCATTCCACCATGAACGAGCAGTTGAAAACGTCATCCGACTCGCACGACGAGAGCGGTTTGATTCTGTTCTATGCGTTGGAGATGAGATCGATTTTCAAACTATTAGTCGCTGGGCTGAACACACGCCTTTGGCTTATGAGCAATCAATTCATCAAGATCGTCAATCGGCGCAACAGATCCTCTGGGAATTAACCCAGCACTCGAAAGAAGCTCATGTCGTTCGATCCAATCATACAGACCGTTTATACAACACTTTATTAAAAGTCCCAGGTTTGATTTCTTTGCCTGAATTGCAATATTCCAGGTTCATGGACTTTGAAACTATGGGCATCAATTATCACAAAAAGTTATACGAGTTTGAACCAGGTTGGATTCTTGCTCACGGAGACGAAGGAAACATCAATCCCAACGCTGGAGTTACTGCCCTTAATCTTGCAAGAAAAATAGGTAAATCCGTTGTTTGCGGGCATACCCACAGACTTGGCATGAGTGCCTATTCAGAGGGCATAGGAAGCCATTACAGACCTTTATACGGGATAGAGGTAGGAAACCTTATGGCCAAGGGTAAAGCCGCTTATTTGCGTTCAGGCGTGGCTAACTGGCAGATGGGTATTGCAATCCTGGAATCCAATGGAAAGACGATTACTCCTACCCTAATTCCAATTAATAAAGACGGTTCTTTCGTTGCCTGTGGAAAGACCTACGTCTAATTCGAATTAAAGTCGCGACACGCCGACACAAAGATTGATTAAATGCCATTTGACTGCGACGCTCATACCAGTAATTCGAATTGAATTACGAAAAGAGGTCGAACAATGGCAATTCTGCTCATCGTATGCCAGTCCTGTGGTTTGGGTACTGGCAATTGCCGCTGCGAATACCCTGTATTTCGAACTAGGGAATACGTGGGTTCACGTGGCAATTAAATTCGACGAGAAATCTGGGGCTTACACAGATGGAACTCATTATGTAAAGGCCTCAATTATTAGAAAATTCGCGAGGGAACGCATGGGAAAGCCTCAGCTTCGCGGTCGGTTATCTAAAGAGATGATCGAAGCGTTTTGGTTAGATACTTATGGAAGGGCTACAAGTGTTAACTAATTTATGGTTCTGGGTTTGGACAATCTTTATCGGTTCAACTTATTCATTAATCGGCTACGGTCGTGGGTTCAGAGATGGAAAACGCGATGGTTATCGTGCCGGACGATCAATTGCGATGGTGAGTCGTGAGATCTGATGATATCCTCGACGAAGCACGGTCCACTATTGAAGATAGAGCGGGAGTTTACAGCTCTGCAACAGTCACTCATGTGCGGATTGCGGGACTTTGGACTACCTATCTCGGGCGTCATGTCCTCCCGCATGAAGTCGCGGTCTGCATGGCTCTGGTCAAGATCGCCAGGCTCAGCACAACTCCAGATCACAGGGATAGTTATGTCGATGGAGTTGCGTACCTCGCACTCGCAGCTGAAATCGCCGACGATCTGGGGGTTGAAATTGTCCGTTACTAGAAATACAGATTCTTCACGTTGGTGCGATTATTGCAAAGCGCGCTACGGCAAAAAGAATCAACAGGAATGGCAAGATAAGGCGCAAAAGCCAGCGGTTTGGATTTGCACTTCAGAAGTTGCAGAACGAAAGGGACGCACACGCTTTTATTGCAATGATTGCGCAATTGAAGTTTCTACTCGCCAAGATGGATCCTTCTGGGCACTAGATGAGCAGATGGACTACGCAATAGGAAAGCAGACACTAGATGTTTAATTTGGAGGAATATGAAACCGTTCAAGAGAGGCTTGCTCGATTCTGGAAAGAGCATGAAGATGGACGCATTGAAACCGAACTTATCGAAGCTAACGCTAGCCGATTCATTGTCATGGCTCGTATCTACCGAACAGAAGCGGATGCAAAAGCGTGGACCACAGGTCATGCTTATGAGACGATTTCAGATCGTGGTGTTAACTCAACTTCTGCTCTGGAGAACTGCGAGACTTCAGCGATCGGTCGCGCGCTTGCGAATGCGACTTATGCGACTAGGGGTAAGCGACCTTCTCGCGAAGAGATGACCAAGGTTATCCGCGTGTCAGCAAAAGATAACCCCACAGGTGATGACGTTTGGACAACCGAACCAGCAACCCTGCCATCATCGATTGATCTAATTAAAGAACAATTGAACGCTACAGAAGTACAACCTCAGCGCACTTGCAAGCATGGTGCAATGCAGGAGAAGTCAGGTACTTCTGCTAAGACTGGCAAGCCATATTTTGGTTATGTCTGCGTAGCACCAAAGGCCGAGCAATGCGCCCCTGAATGGTTATCAGCATGGGATCGGCCAATAGGTGAAGGCAAGGTCAAAGCCTGATGGGATATCTTGAGATCTTTGATGGAGATGGCAATTCAGTCGTCTTTGGCGAATACCCTGATCCAGTAGGCACAGTTTACTCGTTGTGTGATTTATGCAATGAGCCAAAACCTTTCAAAGGTGGAAAAATGATCAAGGATCCAGACAAAACAATTGATTATCTATGGCTTTGCGAAAGGTGTCACACAGTCAATGGTTAGCCAACATAGAAAGCATCGAGGCATGAGAACTCAAAAACTCGTTGCTGACTATTTAGCTGAATTCTGGGTCGGGGCGGTTAGTGCGGGTGCTGGTCGTCCTGGCTCAGATGTCTTAAACGTGCCATTTGACGTCGAAGTCAAAGCAAGAACTGCATTCAACCCGAAAGCATGGTTAGACCAATCTAAAACTAGAGCCAACAAACAAAAGTCAATAGTTGTAATGCGATTTAATGGCCAAGGTGAAAACCCAGAGGATTATGGCGTAATGATGAGCTTGAAAGATGCGGTGGATTTACTCAGATCTGCCGGATTTGCAAGCACAGAAATAGCTAGATGCGAAGGATGTGGATCATGGACAGTACCCAATCGAGTTTGTTCAATTTGCTTAAACATTGGTCGAAACGGCTAGGCGACACGCCGTCTGACCAGCACTTATATAAAGATCTATTGACAGAGGGACTACACTCTAGCAAGCGACAGGCTCTCGCAAGCCTGAACGCGAGCCGCTTCAGCGGATTGCTCGCGAGTTCGTTGCTACGAGTTATTGGCCTATCTCTATGCTTAAACGCATTAGTAGCGGTATCGACTGCAGATGCAGTCTTACCGCATATGGACGTAAAGGCTTATACAAAAGCACAACTATCTAAAACCCAATTCACTTGTATAAACAAGCTCTTCATCAAGGAAAGTAATTGGAGAACTACAGCTCGTAATGGTGATCACTATGGGATAGGTCAACTTAATAACCCAATAGTAAAAGATTTACCTGGTTATAGGCAGGTAGACTACTCGCTTACATACATAGCACACAGATATGGTAGAGATGGTCAGTATCCCAATGCTTGTAAAGCGTATCGACATTGGCAGAAATATGGATGGCACTAATGGCTAAAGATGATCTAGGTAGTAGCAAGTGGAAGCAGCAGCGATTGAGAGTGCTAGAGCGCGATCAATGGATTTGTTCATATTGTGGCGAACAGGCTACAGAGGTCGATCACGTAATACCACGCAAGGTTGGAGGCGACCACAGCATGGACAATCTAGTGGCTTCATGTCGTCGTTGTAACCTAGCCAAGGGCGCACGCTCAGAAGCGCTTTTTTTGCACGGCATTTCTACCCCCC